AATAAGATATGCAGTTAGGTATGGTTTATTTAAATGTTCAAAAACAACCAACTCAGATAGAACAGAACTAATTTCTACCGTAAAATTTGTTCTGCTTGATTTTAGTGTTGCTGATTCTATTGAATAAGATGAGGAATGCTCACCACCAATATTTGTACTATTTAAACTCATGATGATAACGCTTGAAGATAATTCCCAATAACACTTTGAATTGCGTCAGGTCGTAAAACCTTTATTTGTTTTAATTTATCATTTTCTCTAATGTAATGATCGTAATTTGTAACCTCGGTAAGAAGGGCACCTTGTCTTGTTGCTGGATCTATATCAACATAATTACCATCACCATCCTCATAATAACGAGGTGCGTTATATTCAAAACCAGTACTTTCAACTGTAATGGATCTAGTAATACCTTCATATGCAGTATGGACAACTTTTTCTTTTGCCTGGAAATGATCCTTTGAATCAACAATAATTAATCCAAGATCCAGATGACGCCTTTTAATTGTGCCACCACCAGATGATACCTGACCAAATGCCCTTTGATCTGGTAACATAATACCAGTTAAATCATCCAATGTCCTTATGTACTTGTGTGGAAAATCTCTTTTTACTTTTTTATCTAATTCAACCATTGACAAAGGCCAACCTTGTCTTCGTACATGATCATTCATTAAATAAAATGTCCAATGATAGTTAGGTGAGCCATATATTTTCTGTGATACCTGATCAGGTCTATCATTTTCCAAAATATTATATTTAAAGTAATATGAACCTATATCCTTTATTTCATCAACAATATCAACATAAGCAGAAAGGTCTTGAAATAATTCCAGTGTAAGATTGGCACCACCTTTTACATTAAATTCATCGCCAAATGCATATTCAACCACTGGAAAATTTTGAAAATAATCTGACATATTAATGGCCCTTTTCTATATCTTGTTTGTTGAGAGCACGGAACTCTTGGAATGATAAAGACATTTGAATGTGTGTTGCATTACCATCCTCAAAGAATGACATACTACCAGGGTTATATGTTGTTGAACAATCCCTAAGAAAACAAAGTAAAGGTTGAGGCATTTGTATATTTCTATCATTACCATATTTAAATTTAATTTCAAATAAATCAGGAAATTTATAACCCAATGGTAAACCAGCATTTGAAACAGCATTTTCAGGTATTGCAAGAGGATACATTGTTTCTCTAAATTGTTTTATAATTTTATTTACCTCTGCCGCTTCTATTGCTGATGTTGGATAGAAATCATATACAAACTGAAAATTTCTTACAGTCACTCCTGTAAATATGGATCTTGTATTAGGATTTACTTTTACTTGTAATGCCAAACCTAAACCAGCCTGAGCAGAGGCAGGTGTTAATATCTGAAAAAGACTTGCCGCTCTTGCAACTGCTAATCTTCCAGTTTCTGCATCTGCACTACCCAAATTAAATAACTGGTATAATGATTTACCAGTCTCTTTTGCCCCTTCACCAATGGCAGTCATTAAATCTCCGCCTCTATTTAAAGCGGATAATCCAGCTGCAGCTGCAGTACCAAGATTTGCTTGATCATATTGTACGTTATCATGTACCTGTACTGCTTGAGGAAAATATAATCTAATAGGTTGTTTATCTGTTGGATAAAAGGTTTTAAAGCCAAGGATACCATGCTTACCACCTTGTTCTCTCCAAAGTTTTTCTTTCTCTGCCTGTGCCGCAGTAACATTGTCAACTAAATCCTTGGCTGCAGATGCATATTGACTTTTCTTTTCCTCATTCTCAATATATCTACGCGCTCTTTCATCAGCGCTCAGATTTAATTCATCAGCATCCCTTAATTTATCAGGTACAGTTGTTTTAAATTTATTAACAATTGCCGAGGCACCTTGCAAACTTGCAGGCAACACTTCTTTAATTCTATATTGAATATATGCAGGATATTCACTTTCAATAGGATATTTTAATGAACCCATACCCTTTGATTTTCTTACATTTGTTTCAACTGTTTCAGGTGGATCATATATTGCAGTTAGATTATGCAGCATGTTATTTCCTTAATAAATAGAATTTTATAAACCTATTTATAACATTTCTATGGCATATTCTGGCAAATACAAGGTAAAGAACATCAAGAAATATAAAGGTGATCCTGATAAGGTGACATATAGATCACATTGGGAAAAGCTTTGTTTTATGTGGTGTGAAAATAACTCTAAGGTTAAATCGTGGTCAAGTGAAGAGACAGTTGTTCCATACAAATGGGACATCGATAAGAGAATGCACAGATATTTTGTGGATTTAAAGATAACATTTAATGATGGTAAAACAATTCTTGTGGAAATAAAGCCTGAAAAGGAAACAGAGTTACCTAAAAATCCAAATAAATCAAAACGATACATTGGTGAGGCAATGACATATGTAAAGAATATGAATAAATGGGAAGCAGCCAACGAATACGCAAAGGACAGAGGTTGGGAGTTTCAGATATGGACAGAGAATACTCTTAAATCAATGGGTATTATGAAGGACTTTAAAAAGAAATTAAAACCACTCAAGCCTTTAAAACCATATCGTAAAAAGGCCAAGAAATAGTTATAAATAGTGATATGGCTAATTTATTTGCAAAAGTAGAACAAGAGGCATTCCGCGCTGGTATTAACCCACGGACTGCACAATCACGTGATTGGTTCAGACGAAAATTATCTCAGATGGGTAGAATAAATCGTAATGAATTATTAAAGGATGAACAGGTAAAACTTGTGAATAAATCACAACCCTTAATTGGCTCAATGAATATGTTTTTCTATGATCCAAAACATAAAGAAACATTACCTTATTTTGATAGATTCCCATTATCAATCATTGTAGGACCTGCTCCTGGTGGATTTTATGGATTAAATTTACATTACCTACCACCAGTATTAAGAGCTAAAATGCTTGATAGTTTAATGGACATCACTAATAATAAAAAATATGATGAAACAACTCAATTTGCAATATCATATAAATTATTAACGGCCACAGCTAAGATTAAATTTTATAAACCTTGTTTTAAACACTACCTATTTCAACATGTAAAGAGTAGATTGGCTAGGGTAAGTGCACCAGAATGGGAAATTGCAACATTCCTTCCAACTGCCGATTGGGAAAAGGCTGGTGCACCACGAGTTTATAAAGATTCCAGAAGGATGATGTAATGTCAGTTGATCAATTAAAAAGTTTGGCATCTGCTAAATTAGGATTTGCAAAACAAAATTCTTTTCTTGTTGAATTACCAACAGAATTTAGCACTACGTCCTTACTGAGTAGAATTGCAACCCTTGGTGCAAATGAATTAAATATACTATGTTCAAATGTAACACTACCAGGCAAACAGATTTTAACCAATGACCGTAGAATTGGTATGGAATTTCAAAAGGTAGCATATGGTTATGCAGTTGATGATGTATCAATGACATTTTATGCTATGAATGATTACGGCATTAAAAAATATTTGGATAGATGGCAAGGTAGCCAAATTAATGAGGAAACACATACACCTGCATATAAAAATACATATCAAAGGGACATTCGTATTCACCAATTAAGAAAACCTCTTATTGGTAAGACAATAGGAAAAGGCCCTATTAATTTACAAATCGGTCTAGGACAAGGCACTGTGTATTCTGTACTATTAGAGAATGCATTTCCTACGACTGTAAGTGCAATTGAATTGAATAATGAATTGGATGGACTTGTACAGGTTACTGCACAGTTCTCTTATACAAAATGGAAAGCGATAAATGACCCACAAGGATTGATTTCAGTCAGTGGGTCAATAGGTTAGGAGTAAATAATGGCTTTACCAAAATTAAATGATATGCCGATGTATCCGGTTATCATTCCCTCGACACAGCAAGAAGTTCGTATTCGGCCTTTTGTTGTAAAGGAGGAAAAGATTTTACTTATTGCTATGGAGTCACAGGATCCAAAACAAATTGCTGGAGCAATATTGGATACAATTGTTTCATGTACTGAAAATAAGGTTGAACCAAAAAGCCTTACTGCCTATGATGTAGAATATATGTTTATGCAAATTAGAGGCAAATCTGTAGGTGAAACATCAACTATTAATTTAGCATGTGATAAATGTGAAGAGCGTAATGAGGTAAAAATTAATATTTCTGATATTAAAATTAATTCAAAAATACCAGAAAGTAGAATTACCTTGACAGATAAAATTATAGTTGAAATGAAACCACCATCATATATGCAAATTGCGCAAAGTGAAAAAATACTTGGTGAAAATTCAAATGCAACTGATAGACTCTTCGGATTAATAATTGAATTTATGGATGCAGTGTTGACAGATGATGAAAGAATTGCAATAAATGATATTCCACATGAAGAGGCTATAGAATTTTTGGAATCAATGACAAGTGATCAATTTGGAAAAATTCGTGAATATATTGAAAATCAACCTATGTTAAAACACGAGGTTGATTATGATTGTGAAAATTGTGGTCACCATAACAATATTAGGTTGGAGGGCCTCCAGGATTTTTTCTAGTTTGTCTATCTCATACGAGTTTGATGGTTCATTATAAAACAACATTTGATTTAATGCAACATCACAAATACTCTTTAAATGAGATAGACATGATGATACCGTGGGAAAAAGAAGTTTATGTAAATATGCTGGTTAATTTTATTAAAGAAGAAGAAATGAGAATGCAAACTCAAGGAAGATAAAATGGCTGAAAAAACATTAAATGATGTCATAAAAGCTCTAAATCAAAATGCCCGTGATCAGGCTTATGATGCTATGGAGGATAAAAAGACTCAGGAACAAGTCCTAAAGGAAATAGCTGGACTTAATAAAATGCTTAGTTCCTATTTTATGAAGGAAAAAGCTGGTGCTGGTGATGATCTTGAGTCAAAAAGAGAAGCCCAGCAAAAATCTGCAAAAAGACAAAAGCAAGAAAATAAGGGTGGGACCTTTAAATCAGGACTTCGTGAAGGTTTAGGCTTGGATTTTCTAAAAAATCTTGCAGGATTACCAGGTATGCTTTTTGGTGGTGTTTTAGGTGGGACCTTGATGTCAACTCTTTTACCAGCCTTTGGAAAAATATTGGGTAGAACAATATTAAGAGGTCCTTTATTTGGAGCACTTGCTTTATTTGGTGAAGATTTAATCAAAAAAGGATTTGATAAACTTACGGGTGGAGACTTAACAAGCGAACAAGCATCAACATTTAATAGTATATTAACCAGCACCCTTATAGGTTCAATATTTGGAAAACGTGGGGCAATTGCAGGTTTTGTATTTGGTGTGATAGATGCATCTTTATCAAAGGCATTTAATCTTAGTGATGAAAATAAACAAAAAATATTGGGTATTGAATTACCAATTTCTGAAAAGGATTTTGCAACATGGGGTGGAACAATCGCGGCATTCTTTGCTCCAGGTTTAATAGGTAGTGCTTTAAGAAATGCATTTACTGGTAAATCTGAGGAAGGTGGTAAATTAAAGGAAGGTCATAAAAGAAGATTTAATGCAGGGTTTATGATGAGAAGAGGTCTGGGTTGGGGTTCAGTGTTAATAGCATTAGGTGGTGTTGCAGGTACCGTTATTGGTAATCAATTAGAAAGTGAAGATGCAAAGAATACACTAACCACTGGACTTAATGCTGCAGCCATAGGTTGGTTGGCTGGAGGTCCTTGGGGTGCCGTTATTGCAGGTATAGGATATTTAGCATATTCTGGTATGAGTGCATTGGGTGAATGGTTTAGAAATAGAGATTCGGATATTCGTAATCAGGTATTTGATAAATTTAAAAAATACGAAAACCTTACACCTGAAGATATAGAAAAGATGGATGCAAATAAGCAAGCAGAGATTAGAAAGGCGGCACTTCAGGCCATTCGTGAGGCGGACAGAACAAGTCAACTTATGTTGGATCAACAAACTCTGGATGCGGCAAAAGAAACTGGGAAAAAGGCAGAACAGGTGGCTGGTTCAATGCCTTTATTGGATACCATAACTGATCTTCAATCAAATTATCGCGTAGAGGAAGGTTTAAAAGGTGATGTATCAAAGATTGATGAACTATTAAGATATTATCAATCAAAAGGTCTTGAAATGACACCTAAAAATATGAAACGTATGGCAACAAGTGATGCTATATCTGCAGGTTTTGAAAGTCTAGAACAAATTGAGGCACTTGAGAATTTATATTTACAAAGACTATCAGAAATGATGCAACAGGATTTTGCAGATCCAGACTTTAAATTACCAAGTGGTGGATTTTTAAATACTGCATCCAAAAGAAGCTTAATAGGTAAATTGATGGAAAGCCGTAAGGAAAAAGCTTATCAAAATCTATTACCCCCTCGAATACCTAGTGAAGGCGGTGGTGGAGCTATAATTGACGGATCAACAACGACCAATAATCATAATAGCAATGGTGTGTTATTACCAGCCGGACCAGCTGTGGATACATTCAGTCCATATGCCACATAAAAAAGGAGAGGCTGTCTTGAGCCTCTCCTTCCTGGTACATTTGGCGTGATTGCCAGGCTTTCCCTTCGCCTTAGTCCTCGTTTGCCAATTTCGCAAAATAGGACATGGTGTCATCATCATCTGTAGAATTGATCTCCTCAGCACTGATTGGAGCCACAGGTTCAGGAACATTTGTTTCATACGTAGGTTCATTCATCTGTTGGGTTTGTGCCATCGTGGGTGCACCCATTGAAGCTTCTTCACCTAGAACACGCATCAATTTTGCTTTGAGCTCGTCATATGATTTGTAGTTCTTTGGGTCGGTAAACTCACTGAGATCATGTAGTTGATTATAGACTCCTTCCAATCGGGATTCGTCTCCATCATATAGAGAAGATGCGCTTGCAAATTCGGACTTATCATAATTACGGTACCCTTCAACATTCCGGATTTTTAGTTTAAAGTCTGCACCTTCCCAAAAGTCAAATGGGTTGACTGGAGTTTCATCTGCAAACTCTGGTTGCATTGCATCCATGAT